ATGACGAAGAAAAAAGCACATAAACCTGGTTCAGCGACCATCGCGCTTAACAAGCGCGCCCGTCACGAATACTTTATCGAAGAAGAGTTCGAAGCGGGACTTGCCCTGCAAGGCTGGGAGGTTAAATCCCTGCGCGCAGGAAAAGCCAATATCAGCGACAGCTACGTCCTTCTGCGTGACGGAGAGGCATTTCTGTTTGGCGCTAACATCACGCCAATGGCCGTGGCCTCCACGCATGTGGTGTGCGATCCTACCCGTACCCGCAAGTTACTTCTCAACCAGCGCGAACTGGACTCATTGTACGGTCGCGTCAATCGAGAAGGCTATACCGTAGTGGCGCTCTCCCTGTACTGGAAAAATGCCTGGTGCAAAGTGAAAATCGGCGTCGCCAAAGGTAAAAAACAGCACGATAAACGTTCAGATATCAAAGAACGCGAATGGCAGGTGGATAAAGCACGTATCATGAAAAACGCCCACCGTTAAACCTGCACTCCAATTATTGACCAGTTCCTCACCGCGCCTCCCTCTCCGGCGGCGCGAATCAACATCTTATTGGCTATCACATCCGACACAAATGTTGCCATCCCATTGCTTAATCGAATAAAAATCAGGCTACATGGGTGCTAAATCTTTAACGATAACGCCATTGAGGCTGGTCATGGCGCTCATAAATCTGGTATACTTACCTTTACACATTGGGGCTGATTCTGGATTCGACGGGATTTGCGAAACCCAAGGTGCATGCCGAGGGGCGGTTGGCCTCGTAAAAAGCCGCAAAAAATAGTCGCAAACGACGAAAACTACGCTTTAGCAGCTTAATAACCTGCTTAGAGCCCTCTCTCCCTAGCCTCCGCTCTTAGGACGGGGATCAAGAGAGGTCAAACCCAAAAGAGATCGCGTGGAAGCCCTGCCTGGGGTTGAAGCGTTAAAACTTAATCAGGCTAGTTTGTTAGTGGCGTGTCCGTCCGCAGCTGGCAAGCGAATGTAAAGACTGACTAAGCATGTAGTACCGAGGATGTAGGAATTTCGGACGCGGGTTCAACTCCCGCCAGCTCCACCAATCATGATTGGACGGTGTAAGGACAACACCAACAAAAACAGGAAGTTAGCAGTCTCAGCAGGACACCGACCAGACGGTGAGGAGACAAAAAAGGATACGCAAAGGAGCCGCGGCTCTCAAGTGTGAAAGAAGCCCGCAAATTGCGGGCTTTTTTATTGATCAGTCAACAATAAACAGTAACCGAATGAGAATTTAATAAGGATATTCATATGGAAGCTACTGTGGATTCGATTGATTTTCTGATCCGTAGTGAAGATGATTTTCTAAACTTTCTGGAAGAAATGAAAGCCCGAGAGGGGCTTGATTCTAAAGAGTTTATTTTCCCTAACGTAAAGTTTGCAGGCTGGCCATCCTTAGACATAAATGTAAAAGGAGAGCGGTATCATTCATCAATTACATCAGCAATGTTGTTTGGTATGTCAATGCTCAACGAGGAGATACAGCGGGCGTTTGCAACCATACGATACGGATCGCAGAATCTTCAACGCTTGACTAATGAAGACAAGCAACGACTTGATATAAATTTTAAAATTAGCGAAGGTTCTAGTGATGCGGAAGGCACCACTGACAAGATCATCAACGCAGTAACTGATTTTTTGCGAGATACTATGTCTGGACTGAACGGCTGGCAGAAAATGCTTGTTATAATCACAATGGTTGGCGCGGCCAGCACATGTGGTTATCACTACATTTCAGAAAATGCCGTAACAGAAAGACATGCAACTGATCGGCAGGTTGAAATTGCAAAAACCACATCCGATGGCATAAACAAAGCCATAGAAGCAACATTAGATTATAAAATCTATGGGAAATCAGCGATTAGCGATAAAGTTACTAGTCACGGACAAGCAGGTAAAAGTGCTTTAGTGAAGCAATTAGCTGCTGATCCTACTGTCGAAACCGTGACTTTAGGAAATGAGAAACTAACACGACAAGACCTAAATACCTACAACAGCCGACAATCTGTAGATAGAGAACGTAAAGAACGAACTGATATATTTTCCATCAAAGGTGTAACCAGAACAGGGCCAACAAATCAGGATATTAATATTAACGTTGTTAGGGTCTCTAATGACGAATGCTTCACAATCAAAGCTTCAGCTGATGTTATCACCCAAGATGAGTTGACAGCTATTGTTGACGCTTTGTCAAACAACTCTCATATTAAAATCAGTTACTTAGAGGTAATTGAAAAGGGTGCTGTTTCTATAGGTCAGTTCAACACTATTGTTTCAGAATAATCACTTAACCCCATTTATGTCGGTTGAGGTTATAAGTCACGGAGACCAGATATGTCCTTAAAGTATGCACATGAAAAATTTCATACTGCAGTACTTACTCTTGCGGGCCATGGAAGTATTCAAGAACGCTTGATTAATTCGTATGTTTTTAGCCTTGGGCATCTTAAAACAGCCGATGATATTCCAAATGCCTTACAAAGCAGGTTCGATGAATTATGTAAGGAACTGACTAAGTTTGATGCCACTGGCGATGAGGGGCGAGTTCAAGCAACAGTATCAAAACTTAACGATTTCGAGATCAATAAACTGATCGAAGATATTGTCAGTCTTAACGATGATATTTGCATGAAATTGGCTCTGACGGATGAGACTTACCAAGACATACACCAAAGTTAATTGATTAAATTCAAAAAGTTAACGTTCAACCAGCCAGTTTTTGGCTGGTTTATTGTCTTATAATATTCTTGCTCGAATGATGCACTATTTATGATGTAATCCGGACATCAGTTCATGGACAAGATTATCTCTTTCATTGTGTTGCAACCGTAAATGCATAGCAAAAAGGTGAGCACTATCCTCATTCCTCTTCAAGCCATGCTGTTCAAGATACCCGAAAAAACGGCTTCTCTTATCCGCTATTTCCTGAGTCTGACGTGCAACATTTACCAAATTTTCTAGCGTTTTTCTTGGCATACTATTTCCTCCTGAAATTGTTGTAATTCACTAGGATATTCATTTTAATTTGTATCATTTAGTACCAAAACCGCTATCAATTAACAAAGCCATCGTTGTGGTTTACCTTGCAGCCGTTTTTTGTCATTGACTCTATGTGAAAATAATGAATCATCATGAGATTGGCTCACACGTTCTTGAATTCGACGAGCTGTGTCTTTATTTATCTCCTGCCGGAAACCTCTGATACAAAGTCGATACGCCAACATCATAGATAATCGCAACTTTCTGGCGCGGAACTCCTGATGCAATTAATCGTCCGGCTTGTGCCCATTGTTCTGGTGTAAGTTTGGGACGACGTCCACCAATTCGTCCCTGTGCGCGAGCAGCTTCCAGTCCAGCTTTTGTTCGTTCAACAATCAGTTCTCGTTCCATTTCAGCCAGGGCCCCCATCACATGAAAGAAAAAGCGCCCCATTGGGGTACTGGTATCAATTGAATCCGTCAGACTACGAAAGTTGATGCCTCGTTCGCGCAACTCCTCCACCAGCACGACAAGATGCCGCATACTGCGCCCCAGTCGGTCCAGTTTCCAGACCACCAGCGTATCGCCTGCCGATAATGTCCTGAGCAGTTTTTTCAGTCCCGGCCTTTCGGACTTTGTACCGCTTATCTTGTCTTCAAAAATCAGCTCGCATCCTGCACAGTTCAGCGCATTACGTTGTAGATCTGTGTTCTGGTCATTTGTTGACACACGTACATAGCCAATAAGCATGGTAGATCTCCCTGACAAAAGCAGGAATGATGCCATTTGCTCGTTATTTCTGCATTTTCATAAACGTTGGTTTGGGAGAAGCGGCAAAACGAAATGTGGGCAACGGGGAAAACCAAATCCCTGATATGTCTTTCTGGACGGTTACTGGTGGCAATGGAAATTTTGTGATTCGTCAACCTGACGGGCTAATCATTCAGATGGTTACTGTAAGTATAAGCGGTCCAGTGGCGATGAATGGAATGACTGATAATGCTTATGCCATTACAGGTTCTAATAAGTCTTATATTGCCACAGCCACATTGCCCTTTGTATTTCCTAATAAGGTGCTGGGCGTTATCCCTCTGGTATCAACAACAGCTTATGGTGGTGTATCCAGTAATATTACAGGTTCATACGCGACGGCGGTTTGTTCTTTTGCCGCTGTCAGGGGGAATAATACGATTGTGTTCAAAGTCGACAAACCACTGAATGCAGCCTTTCCTTCAGATACCAGCGTCTCAGCGTTAATCATTGGACGGTAAGAATGAACTCAGTATTCTTTTCACCCGCAAGTAAAAGTTTTTATCTGCAAGAATTGTTTCCAGAATATGAGGATGCGGGAACGCTTCCTGATGATGTTATTGAAATTACCAGAGAAACATATGAGCAATTTCTTGGGCTGCATCCAGAAGGGAAAGAAATTGGCGNGATCCCTGTGATTCCGCACTGCGTATCTGGGGCGACACCGTTGTCGAGTGTGTGCTTAACAAACTCTGCCCTTCGCATACCTACGTAATTTTTAAATATCCGGAGTAATCCATGCATCGTATAGACACGAAAACCGCGCAGAAGGATAAGTTCGGCGCGGGTAAGAACGGTTTTACCCGTGGTAACCCCCAGACCGGCACACCTGCCACCGATCTGGATGATGACTACTTTGACATGTTGCAGGAAGAACTCTGCAGCGTGGTGGAGGCATCCGGTGCCAGCCTGGAGAAGGGGCGGCATGACCAGCTGCTTACCGCGCTTCGTGCGCTGCTGTTAAGCCGCAAGAATCCGTTTGGCGATATCAAATCTGATGGCACGGTGAAAACGGCTCTCGAAAACCTTGGTTTGGGAGAAGGTTCGGCATTACCCGTTGGTGTGCCTGTTCCGTGGCCTTCCGCCACTCCGCCAACGGGGTGGCTAAAATGTAACGGAGCAGTATTTTCTTCTGAAAAGTACCCAAATCTGGCAAAGGCTTACCCAACATTAAAATTACCAGATTTACGCGGTGAATTTATTCGTGGCTGGGATGATGGGCGCGGGATTGACTCTGGTCGTAACTTATTATCTGCACAGAATGATGCAATTCAGAATATTGTTGGTTCTTTTGGGCGTACCCAGCTTTTTAGAGACGTACTTAGTTCAGGGCCATTTAGTCAACATGGGCAAGTATTATCTACAGGTCTAAAGGAAGCCGAAATTATTGAGGGTTATGGCGCTTATAACTGGACATTCGACGCATCTCGCTCAGTTCGCACAGCATCTGAAACCCGCTCCCGTAACATCGCCTTTAATTATATTGTGAGGGCTGCATGATAAGTAAAGCTGTATTAAATAATGAACTCATCGCCACAAAGGCCGGAGACATTACCGTTTATAATTATGATGGTGAAACACGGGAATATATTTCCACATCAACTGAATATCTTGCTGTGGGTGTTGGTATCCCGGCATGTTCCTGTTTAGATGCTCCTGGCTCATATAAAGCTGGTTATGCAATTTGCCGTTCTGCAGATTTTAACTCATGGGAATATGTGCCAGACCATCGCGGTGAAATCGTCTATAGCACCGAAACAGGAGAATCAAAAGAAATCACAGTTCCGGGTGATTACCCTGAAAATACAACCACTATCGCCCCGTTAACGTCATACGATAAATGGGATGGTGAGAAATGGGTGACCGATACTGAGGCACAGCATAACGCCGCAGTAGACGCGGCAGAAGTACGGCGCCAGTCACTGATTGATGCTGCTATGGCTTCCATTAGTCTGATTCAGCTGAAATTGCAGGCCGGGCGGAAGCTGACGCAGGCAGAAACAACCCGGCTTAACGCTGTGCTGGATTACATTGACGCGGTGACTGCAACAGATACCAGCACCGCGCCGGATGTCATCTGGCCTGAACTACCGGAGGCGTAGGCCATTCAATATCTGGAGCACTGGAGGTATCAACCAGTTCCAGTGCGTCCAGATAATCCAGCCATAAATTATATTGTTCCAGCTCGTAACCTTTCAGACGACCAATAGCAGCTTTGCCAGGCCACTGATGGGTATTGATGTAGGTATTGACTTCTGAAACCAAAGATATCTTTTTCATTTCAGCCGCCAGCATCTCATCCTCTTTTGAAGGCGGCGGGGAATTAATCCATATTGGCCGTCCTGAACTGTCAGCGCCAATTTCTTTCCCTTCTGGATGCAGCCCAAGAAATTGCTCATATGTTTCTCTGGTAATTTCAATAACATCATCAGGAAGCGTTCCCGCATCCTCATATTCTGGAAACAATTCTTGCAGATAAAAACTTTTACTTGCGGGTGAAAAGAATACTGAGTTCATTCTTACCGTCCAATGATTAACGCTGAGACGCTGGTATCTGAAGGAAAGGCTGCATTCAGTGGTTTGTCGACTTTGAACACAATCGTATTATTCCCCCTGACAGCGGCAAAAGAACAAACCGCCGTCGCGTATGAACCTGTAATATTACTGGATACACCACCATAAGCTGTTGTTGATACCAGAGGGATAACGCCCAGCACCTTATTAGGAAATACAAAGGGCAATGTGGCTGTGGCAATATAAGACTTATTAGAACCTGTAATGGCATAAGCATTATCAGTCATTCCATTCATCGCCACTGGACCGCTTATACTTACAGTAACCATCTGAATGATTAGCCCGTCAGGTTGACGAATCACAAAATTTCCATTGCCACCAGTAACCGTCCAGAAAGACATATCAGGGATTTGGTTTTCCCCGTTGCCCACATTTCGTTTTGCCGCTTCTCCCAAACC